AGCTGGGACACAACGTTATTGATCATCGCTTTGGTATACTCTCCTATGAGAAAATTATTCATCCATGAAATCATTCTCCTCTTTAACAATGGTCCTGTATGATGGTGGTGGTGCGACTGTGTAACCTCTCATTTTCACATGAGGTATGCTCCCAGTATCAGACCCATAGTCTGTGTCTGTGTCGCCATAGTTGTCGTCGTGTGTAAGATCGGAATCGTTGTCATAGTCGTCTGAGTCATAGTATGGTACAGGCAGTTCGTTGTCGTCGTCGGGTTCTGGGACGATAGGAAAGGCGGTGTCCTGAGGAGTTTGCCACCCTTTGGGGTCACTCTTGCCAACCTTCTTGAGGGGCTTCATCCAGAGCCTATCTTGTCTATAGACGATTTTATCATTTGTTCCATGGGGGACGCAGGAACCCACGTGTGCCACGTGTCGTAACACTCGTTGATTGCCACCATCTGGGGATCGGTTCCCTGGTAGCGGGTGAAGGGTTCGTCCTCCTCATCCACCTCCTCGATGTCCGAGATGTCCTCGTCGCTGTCCTCCTGGAGTTCGGGGAACAACGTCCCCTGTGTTCGTCCTGTAACATTGCGAGCCGAGTATCGCAAGGCGTACTGTATGTCCACTGCCGTCATAGTGGAACGACCACACGCCTTGCAATATTCCCCCGCCAGGATGACTGCCGCCTCCATGACCGGGGTAAAGCCTTCGATTGCTGTCTCGATGATTTGTTCCTCCATCGCTCTCTTTTCATATATGTAGGCACTAACCCTTAATTAGGTGACATGTCGTTGAAGATGACACCACCCAGTCCGTGCTGGATCCTGAGGATGTTGTACACCCTGGCATAGAGCCTCACCGTCCTCTCCTGATCGGTGGATGTCAGGTTGAGGGTCATGTCCTTGTTTAGCACTCGACTGAAGTTCACCTGACCACTCGGGGTGTCACTCTCTGGGTCAAGGGCAAAGCTGTAGCAGTAGACGTCACGAGTTGGCACCCTGGTGTGGTGCCTCATCGGCTGCATGTACCTCAGGAGGTTCGTGTCAGCCACTTCGCTGGATATCCTAGTCTCGTGATTGAAATCCAGATTGATGCTCAGGAGTTGCTGGTACTTGGGGTTGTGCAGGTGCCTGTAGTTCGTGTAGTTGAAGAGGTCATTCTGCTCCTGAACGTTCGAGTTGGTCTGCACGGCAATCCACAACTCTTTGCAGGGGTTGGTAAACCCGAGGCGAGCCCGTGCCAACACCTGGTCTGCCTGGACCCTGACAGTGCTCACCTGCGTCTGGGTGATCAGGTAATCAACCGCCTTGGCTTTGAAAAAATCAATCTCCGACTGGGTCACGTACACGTACTCCACTGGCATCTCGCACTTGAAGCGCCCGTCGACAGAGAGTGAGAAGACGGGGTCCACCACGATTCCCCCGAGGTCGATACTGGAACTGTAAAACGACGATGAGGATGCAGCCGTGATGCGAGCCGAGATCTCGGCTGCTGACAGGGTGCTGTAGTATCCACGAGTCTCGTAGTACTGAAAGGGTGTGGATGCCGCCGGGGAGGACAATGCCGTTGACAGGAACTTTGACCCAGAGTCGGACTCCACCGGCTGCTCCACCACGTTCTGTCCCGCGGTGGGGGTGCTCAGGGTTACGGTCGACGTTGAACCAGTGATGACACCCCCATTGGCATCAGCAACCGTTAAGGTTTCACCGTTCACCACAAACTCCGAGGACTGTTGGTATCCCGCATCTTTGAAGATTACCTCCACCTGTGCGGGGGTCCCGTAGAACCTGATGGTTGCCAGGTCGGAATCAGGGGCGCTCTGAGACAGATTAAACCCGAGACCGGTACTGAACGACCCCGTCTGCGGCTCGGTCGTCTGATCGCGCTGATCGAACATGCTCATCAGCCACGTGCTGGCGTCGTAGGTTGCAACCCCATCGGTGACGTCATTTGCCACCCCAATCATATTCTGGTTGTGGAGAGTGTCGGTGTCATGAACCACCAGATCCTTCACGTGGGTCACCTTCAGACCGTCGTTCAGTGTGATGACAATATCCCTAATGAAGAGGCTCTGGTTCCAGGTGGCACCAGCGGGGCGGCGGATGACTATGGTGGATATCACGGGTACGGAAACGGGGACAGTAGCGTACCTGCCTTTCATGAGAATCCCACCGTTCCCAGGGTCAGATACCAGGGTGTACTGGGTTGTACCCAGGGAGAGGTTCGGGTCGGCGCCAGACACCACGAATCGCGGTGTCCCCCAGGCGTGCAGGCTTTCCAGGAACGTCTGGCAGTCCGTGGATCCGTCAGAGGGGAGGGTAAACTTTGTGGTACCCTCCCACACGTGGAAGCGGAAGTTTGTGTTCAGGTTGTATGTGTGTCCCGGGGCGGAGCCACTGGGAAAGTTCCCACCACCGAAACCACCGCCGTACTGCTGGGAAGATGTATACAGGAAGATGAACTTGTCGCCGACATCCAGGCGGGGGATGGGGTTGTGAGTGCACATGAAGTCCACATCATACGCTGCTTCCTTTGCGGGAGTGCTAGACGCACTTACCAATCCAGTGAGATTACCATTCGTGCCAATGTCTGTGAAAAATGGCAACCACCTGGGTGCGTACGACCCACCGTTCTGCCCCTGATACTCCTCGAACGTGTTGGCAATGTTGAACCTGTGGAGATCCGTCCCCCTGAGCTTGTTCGTGGGGTCATCCAGGTCTGCCTGGGTGCGACACTCGGTCACCGTGGTGTCACCCGAGAATACTCCCAGTGCACCCAGTTGCACCTTGGGGTACAGTCTCGTCACACCGTCATCAAATGTGAAAGATGAGGGGGGGTAATCAAAATCAGTTCCGTAAATCACGTAGTGGTAGGCGGGAACCAGGGTCTGTGTCAGGAACGATATATCCGAGGCAACCTCTGCGCCGTTCACGTAGAGGGTCAGGGTCTTGTTGTCTGGGTCGATCTGGAGGATGATGTGGTACCACCCAGTGGGTTCGGATATCATAGCACCCGTGGGTGGGTACGAGGGAACGTTGTTGGTCAGGAACTTTGATAGGGTCTTTGTACTCTCCCCGGGGACGTTGTTGATGTTGTAGAGGGCGATGTCGAAGTAAGGGTCCCCGTTGCCATCCGTAACTGGTGTGACGTGGATGGACGTTGAATTGACCGCTGTGTTTGTCAGGCTGTCATATATCCCGTTGTTCAAGATGGATATGGGGTAATCCCCGTACTCACCATCAGGATTCGGGTACTGTCCAGTCGTGGATCGCCAGGTGGTCTCGTACGTCTTGATGACGCCAGAGGTTTCCACGCCGTATCCAGAGATGCTGGTGGGCACCTGGTGCACTGGCACCTCTACCTCAACCTGGGAACTCGCTGCCAGTGTAAGGGCTACATTGGGAACCAGGGTGCTCGGGGGGACATTCTCGGTGCCCTCAATGTCCCCCTCGCTCTGGAGACTCAAAACACCGCTCTGGATGGCAACATTTGCAGCAAAGTCTGGGACCACGTCTGTGACACTTGCCGAGCCGATGTTCAGTGCCTGAATCTGCTGTTCCGTGAGGCTGGCTGCCGTCACAACCTTCGAGAGTTCCCTGAGTTTCACGACCACCTCGACCTCATGCTTGTCCAGGGCACACAGGGGGATTGCCATGCTCGGGTTGCGGAAGAAGTAGAAGGGGAGGGCAACCAGGAACTGCCTGGGGTAGGTGCCGTATTCGCCCACCAGTGTGCCAGAGGCGGGTCCCAGACCTGTCAGAGACCCCGTTTTGCCCACGGTGTACTTGAGGGACTCTTGGTGGGAATCACTGGTGTACAGTTCGTGATAGATCTCCATCGTCTCGGACGTGATCCGCTCCACCGTCTGACCACCGATCAGTAGATCTGCGTACTCGATGATGGCGTGTCCGATGCTATCGGTGTACCCCACGGAGTCTGTGGTGTCTGCACCCACCAGGGCTGGGAGGTTGAGCTTGATGTAGATGGTCTTTATGAGGTCTCCCTTGCGGGGGATGATACACCTGAGGGTTTCACCAAAGTTCATCTCGCCCTCGAAGGAGTTCATGATGGTGTCAGTGGAGAAGCGTGTGTGCCTCCGATACTGCTTGTGGAAGTAGGTGAATGTGGGGAGGTCAGTGATATACTGATCCTGCACCCCAGTGCTAACGAGTTCGACACGACCGCTCGCCATTCTGTAATACCTGCGGATTATTTTCAGGCAAAAAACCCGACGGGAATAACAGAGAGCGTTATGAACCTACAGCTCAAAAAGTTCGACCCGCGCACCATGGCAGACGACAAGGTGTGCGTGTTCATCGGGAAGCGTGGGACCGGGAAGTCCACACTGATCACAGATGTGTTGTACTACAAGAAGCATCTCCCAGCAGGGATAGTGATGTCTGCGACAGAGGATGGCAATCACCACTACAAGTCGTTTGTCCCCGACTTGTGCATCTATGGTGACTATGATCGAGAGGCGATAGAGAGGGTACTGGATCGCCAGAAATCCATCGCAATCAAGAATAAGACCCCGCCTGGAGCATTTCTCCTCTTGGACGATTGTATGTACGACAGGAAGTTCATGAAGGATGTGTGTATCCGCCAGTGCTTTATGAACGGTCGGCACTGGAAGATCTTCTTCATGCTGTCGATGCAGTACTGCATGGACCTGACCCCCGACCTCCGTGCCAACGTTGACTACGTGTTCATCTTGAGAGAGAATATCGTGCAGAACAGAGAGAAGCTCTACAAGGCATTCTTTGGTATCTTCCCGAACTTCCAGATGTTCCAGAAGGTCATGGATGCTTGTACTGAGAATTACGAGTGCCTGGTGCTCGACAACACCAAGCACTCCAACAAGATCGAGGACTGCGTGTTCTGGTACAGGGCAGCAATCCGCAAAAACTTCAGGTGCTGTTCACCCCAGTTGTGGACAATGCACAATCAGAGGTATGACCCCAATCACGCCCAGAAGGGTCCCGCAAAGACCTCCGCATCCACCTCCAAGATTACGAAGCTTTCCTAGGCGCCATATTCTTGTAGTCCTCCTGGTTACCGCATATCTTGTCCCCACAATGGTCACGGTTTGCGTTGAAGACCACCAGGTCCTCCGTGGAGCACCCGTGTTTCAACGACCACCTCCCAAGCATGGCGGGCTTGGGAGGAGATTTGAATATCCGCTGCGCTATATACTTGAGCATTCTGTTTTGTATGTATTGCTCCATATCCTTAAGTTCAGCAATAAGGGTTCTAGACATTGTAAATTAATGGGTGTGATATATAAACTCACCTCCCCCAGCGGACAGTCCTATGTAGGACAGACCATCCGTCTGCTGAGGAAGCGCCTACTGGAACATCAACGACTAACCTGTTGCCCCGCACTCCACAACGCCATCAAGAAGTATGGGTTTGCGAACTTTAACGTAGAGACCCTCTGGGAGGGCGACAACGACCTCCTGAACCAGAAGGAGATTGAGTTTATCGCCAAGTTTGATACCAAGAATAACGGCTACAACGCCTGCACAGGGGGACACCTAAGCGATGGTCGCAAGGGCATTCCAATGACCGAAGAAGCCAAGAGCAAAATCAGTGAAAGTCTAAAGGGTCGTCCCAAGAGCGACGAGATGCGTCAAAGGCTTAGTGAGGCTTTGAAGGGAAAGAAGCGTCCTCCAGCAACTTGGAGACACGTGGCGGTCCAGCAACTCAACAAGGATGGAAGCCTTGTAAAGGTGTGGGGTTGTGGGAGTGATGCTGCGAAAGCCTTGGGTATTCATAACTCCAATATCAACAAGTGCCTCAAGGGTCACCTTGGGAGTTCAGGTGGTTTCAAATGGGCTTACCACCCCGAAGCCTGAGGACTAGGTGAAGCGTGCTTTCTTTTTGAATCGAATAGTCCGCCAGTGTCCTCCCATCCTCCAACTGCTTCCCAGCAAAGATAAGTCGTTGCTGATCGGGAGGGATGCCCTCTTTGTCCTGGATCTTCGCCTTCACATTGTCGATCGTGTCCGAGGACTCCACCTCCAGGGTGATGGTCTTGCCAGTCAGAGTCTTCACGAAGATTTGCATGGTTTTTGTTAACCTATGCGCTGAAAACTTTAAAAAAGATTGAGGCGGTATAACAGACCCACATGGCTTCAGCAGGTCAGCCGATTACTATGAATCTTCAGGACTCAGGAGAGGGCATGGTCCCCTTCGGTGCCGGGGCGGCAGATCCACCACCCCAGCCCACAATGTCGCAGAGCAGCCGCCCCGTGCGTGAACAGCCCACTGCAGCGTTTGGACCGCCACCAAAAAATCCTACAGATAGTATAACAGATCTTAAAGAAATGATGGACTCCACACCAATCGATGATGTTCTTTCGCCCGAGGAGATACAGGGTCCGCCCCCACAGATGATGCCCCCGCAGATGCCCGCAAACCAGGGTGCCATGATGATGCAGCCACAGGTTGCCCCGCAGCAGGATGCTCCCAAGAAGCCCCCGGCTCCCCAGAACCCCATGAACCTCACGGACGAGCAGATGCAGGCGCTGATGGTGGCGTTCGCTGCCGCCCTGGCATTCAGCGATCCCGTCCAGGCGAAGCTTGGGACGACTATTCCCAACTTTCTCGTGGATGGGGAGCGTGGTAACACCGGACTTGTTGTGTCCGGTCTGGTCGCTGCCTTGGTTTTCTACTTTGCTCAGCGTTTCATGGCTCGTGCCTAAATCTGTGCGGGTGGTGCAGACGGTGTGGGGGCGGCATTTTTAATGACCGACCCGCCGTTGTACTTATTCTCGAATATCAAGAGGGCGCCAGTGAGCGACAGGGCGTAGATGAGTGTAATGCTAGTCCACGTCATGACAGCTTCACCCGGGGTTACCTGGGATGGGTTCTTGAAAGCCATCTTGTACTTGTCGGAAAATGCCCGAAGAGCAAGATGGAGCAGGACCGTGACAGCACACGCAAACAAAATCACCTTGGGGGCGAGCTGAGCCTCGCCTGTCATTGAAGCCATCTTAATCATGGATGGAATGAGACCGAAAAGAGTGAGCGCCTTCCACTCCTGAGCAAGCCCCTTGTTGCTCGGATTCACCATCGCAACTGCCATGATGGCAATAGTGCCAGCATAAATACTAACAGATGTAAGGTTGTCCATTTATAGTATCATCAGATATTTTTTAGTCGACGATGGTTCGCTTGCAGAATCCCTGCTCCACTGGGATAATTTCATAAAGACCCAGGGACTGAGCAACCTTCCGGAGATCCCTGAAGTTTTGCCAGAACTGTGGTGAATGCTCGTACTCCTCGATCGTGCAGTGAGCCAGCTCGTGGAGAAGTACGTGAAAGATCTGGTTGGGAGTCCCGTCAATGCACACACCAATCTCATACCCCTTGTTCGTGTTCCATCCAATGCCACTCCCCAGATCCCTGTGGACCCCCACGAGGACACACTGTGTGTGAAGGGGCTTCCACCTCGGATCATCGCTCTTTCTCAAATGCTCACGGAGTAGCCCGTACCTCCTCTTGACATCTGTGAACCTAGCAGGCTCTGTCGTCAGGGCAACACACCCCGCTGCGGCGCAACAAGCAATCACAATCTCCATTAATATAAGCGGAACATAAATTTTGAATATAGTTTCTGGAGGGGTGTGCCATCAAACCTCTCCCACGCCTCCAGAAGCACACCCTTCTGCTCCAAGTGGGACACCAGCATATCCCTGTATGCCAGTGGCTCCGGGCGGGGTCCCTGGCTGTAGAATGGGGTGTCCACCAACTGGACCTCGATCTGCTCCCCGAAGTCCCCAAAGCCCGTGCGACCCCGTGACTGGAAGGTGTTCCCCAGTGGGTCCTGGAACGGCAGGGCGTCCAGGATGTGGTGGGCGTCGGGGATGCACCCGAACAGCACACCACCCCTCCGCAGACGCTGACGGATTGCCTTGATACTCTGGATGAATGTATCCCTGTCTTGGAATATGTAGTGCAGAGAGAAGTTGAAGCAGATGACATCATACTGTTTCGGGGGACACGAACGAATATCCCCTTCGAAGAATCTCACCTTGTACTTCAACCCCTCTGCCCTCCGACGGGCTTCAACCAGGCTATCATGATCAGGGTCGCACATATCAACCCTGGCTCCCGCAGCCTTCCACTTGAGGAGATCGCCCCCGCAACCGCATCCTACATCGAGCACCTGCAGACCTCGACGGTCCCTGCAGATGTTCTCGATGAGAGAGCGCTTAACAAGGTTGTTAGCCTTGCGGATGTCCTCCATTTTCTTATATAAAGCCGTTCGACTTTAATTACCAAACTACTCGATGTCTCTCGAGCAGGATTACACCA